ATGCTTTTATGATGTTCGAAGCCACTCGTACTCTCTCCTATGAAAAAGTTATCTTATCAGGTTATAACGATTTTCAAAATGCCAAAAAAGCCATGCAATATGGGGCAGTTGATTTCTTATCCAAACCAATTGATACCAAGGAGTTGACAGAATGTCTTCAAAAAATTGTTTCATTTCTTCTAGTGTGATTTCTGCTTGTTTCTTAGGCACTACTACGATTTTAGACTGGTAATTATAATATGTTTCACCATTTGTAGGTGTAGTCCATTCATTCGATGTTGCTGATTTTAACGTGACTTCTTTCGGGTCGAATCCGTGTAATTTAATGAGTTCTTCATTCGTGAATACTTTCTTTGTTTTCTGTCTTACTCGAATCTGTGAACCGATTGACCCGTCATCATGAAAATCTTTCTTTTGGAAGTCTTCCATCGTGTTGTTATTTTGTGTTGTTTGCGTTGTCTGTGCTGCCATCAATTCCTTATAGCGTTGTGTCTTACGTACTCTCCCTCGTACTGAATCCACGCTAGGATAGCCTAACCGATTGGCAATCTGCGACCACGAATACCCTTCTTCTTTTAGATCTAAAATCCGATTTTGTTCTTCTTCCAATTTATCCCTCCTTTATTTCGATTTTTTCAATGCATTCTTCTTTAAGTAGAATTGCAGGTTTGTCTTTTTCTTTTATCACGATGCACTCCCGTGGATAAATGATGATTTCTTCAGGGTTATATGCATACGTGTGGTCTGTGTTTTTAGGATTGATAGTGAGTTTCAATATAATCACGCACCCAATCTTTTACATCCAATTCCTTACTGATAATAAATACATTTTCAATTTTGTTACCTTCGAAAGTTAATTTATGCTTTTCTAAGTCACACGTACAATGTTTTAAAATAGCTTTTGGTGTGCCTTCGTATACGATAAGTGTTCTAATGTTCATACTAACCTCCTTGCGATTGCTTCAATCACGTTTACCGTTACACTATTACCAGCTTGTTTATATAGCTGACTATTACTATTCACTTTTTCTGCTCTCTCAAATGCCCAATCGGGAAAACCTTGCAATCTCCAGCATTCTTTTGGTGTTAGTTTACGGATTCTGAAATCATTCATAACCACACCTTGTTCTTCTCCAGTAAGTAGCGTATTCGCTATTTGTTTACCTATTCTACCTCTTCTTGTTTTTGAGTTAGGATGTGAAAGATTTACGCTATCTCCGATAGTTGCTTCTGCATAACCTTTTTTGGTTGCTTCTTTTATGATCAAAAAATTATTTTCTTGATAACTATTTTTTGTTATCGTTGGCGCTATATTGTGTACTCCACCTTTATTGAATCCTCGTCCTTTTTGCAAAATCTTAGGTTCACGTCCTCCACCACCCATGCAATTCAGACTAGGTGAGATTCCTTTCAGTGAATAAACCCTCCCTCTATGTGGATTTCCACCGTAACTTAATGTTTGTATCAGATTGCCTATTTGTCGTACACAATTAACGTTTTTAATTTGTCCATCGATAGGAAATACTTTTCGTCCACTTTTTCCTCTAAAATGTCCGATAATGAACACTCGTTCTCTGTTTTGTGGTACTCCAAAATCTTTGCTGTTAAGCACTTGCCATTCCACGTTGTACCCCAATTCATCCAGCGTTTGCAAGATGGTTTCAAATGTTCTTCCTTTGTCGTGGCTGAGTAACCCTTTGACATTTTCAAGAAACAAAATTCTAGGTTTGAGAATAGATGCGAACCTTGCGATTTCAAAGAATAGAGTTCCTCTTGTATCTTCGAATCCTCGTCTATTCCCTGCAATCGAGAAAGTTTGGCACGGAAATCCTCCACAGATAACATCAACATGTCCGATGGATTGAATAAACTCGTCTGATACGGTTTTAATGTCATGTAATTCTATCTCCCCCCCTGTGTCATGAATTGCTTTATAACTTTTTCTTGCGAATTTATCGATTTCACAAAACCCAATGCATTTGTGTCCTGCAGCTTCCATCCCTAGACGGAAACCACCGATACCTGCGAATAGATCTAAAAACTGCATTTAACCCTTCTTTCTATCCTTCAATACCATAAACACCGCTTTAACAATAATGTATAAAATTGCGACTAGCGAAATGACTAACTCGAACCCTAGTAACCCTAACACTGGTGAAAATGCAATCACCCAACTATATTGCAATCCAAATAGCTTTAAGATTGCCAACAATCCCGAAACACAGATTGCGATTGTCCATAAAATAAATCTCATTTAATTACCCCTCCACATATAACCGTTTGATTTCATCGCCGAAAAGTTCGATAGCTTTGTCGCAGTCTTCTTCATTTTTGAAATAGCCGAATAAGTCGAATTCTTTTGACCAAGTTGAATCTGTAAAAAGTGTTCCGTCAACATTTTCAAAGCTGATGAAATGGTGTCTTTGGTCTTTATAAAAATTCACTTCCCAATCACCATTACACTCATCCCTGAACATTTTGAAACGATGCAGCAAGTTTCTTTTCTTCGCTTCTAATTCCGCTTCTTGTTCAGTATGAAATGCGTTACCTTGACCTACGTTGTTTATGTGTATGTTATAATCATCATAAATTTGTTTAGTTACACCACCGTATGTCGTTAGAAGATAATATTTTTGAAATCTATCAAACGGTTGACTTACGCTTTCCAACTCTTCAATCTTTTTATCCAGTTCCGCTCTTTGCTTTTTTAGTTCTTCTAGTGTGTCCACTATTTAACCTCCCTTTCTTTAATCTTGATTTCAATTTCTACATGTTCGCCATTCAAAGGAATTTCAACTGCGTTATCCCAGTGTTTTCCTCTGAAAATGATTTTATTACCATCTTGAACAGATAGACGTTGTGCGTTGAAATAATACCGTTTTTCATTTTCGGTTTTTACAGATACATTCATTTATCCCTCCACCTTATCATTTCTTTTATTCATCGTTTCTAATTCTTGAATGTATTCTTTACATTCTTTAATTCTTTTGTTTTTAAACTCTTTGTTATTCATATTCGCTTGTTCCCAAAAAAGTAAGTTATCTTTTGCTTTCTTGATTTCTTCTTCGATGCTGCTTCTGTATACTTTCGCCTTTAATTTCACAAACGCTTTGAATGTTTTCTTGCACTCTGGACACACAATGTAAAAATGCGGATTTTCTAATTCAAGAATATTTTCTAAATCTATCCTATTGTCGCAATATAGGCAGTTGGTTTCGGTCAACAGTTCCATCACTTAACCTCCCTTTCTATCAATGCATCTTTGTTTATTTTTATGATCACGTAAGATTTATCGCTCTTTTCATCAAGTTTAATATCTCTAAAATTGAAACTATTAAGCAATTCGAATATTGCCATCTTTCTTTTCTTAACTTCTAAGTTTTGGTTAACCTGCCATTTGATATGTTCTTGCTTCTTTTTGCTCAATCCTTTTCAATTCTTGTTTAAGAGGGTTCTTGGGTTTGAAACAATCTAACATGCACCAAAGCAAGCCGATTAGACAGATACTAATTAATATTAAGTCAAAGTAAAGAGGGTGTTTGATTATAAAATTTAGTATGGACATTTACTCATCCTCCTATCATTTCTAACGATTCATTCCATCTTTGATTTAATTCATTTCTAATCTTTTTGATGTTGGGTAATTCTCTTGCTTTTTCCGTAGTAAACCAACCCCAATGATATATATTATCTTCTTCATATCTAACGTATGTTGACTGAATCAACCCTTCTTTTTTTAACTTCCTTATTTCTTTTTGGTAAGTTTGTTCGTCAATTTTAAATGAACTCATAATGATACTTTTAGGAATTGGAAATCCGAATGACAGGATATAGTCGAACTCTTTTCTTGCTATAAATTCTAGTATGTTCATTAACTCCATTAACTCTCCTTTTCCTTCAACTCATTAATCGCTAGATCTAAATACTCCCTTGCTTTCATCAAGTCTTCAGTTTCCTTACCTTTGCTAGGCGCACGTAACACGTATTTAATCACGTTACCGATGAGATACCCTACGTGAGAATTTTCGTATTTCGGTAAAAAGTTCCGCATAACCTCGATTGCTTCAAGTCCACGCACTCCTTGATAATGCTGCGGATGTTTAACCGCTTCATGTTCTAATCGTGCTTTTGTTAGTGGGTCGTGTAAGTCTGTGCTAGGCATGTGTTTCCTCCATTTCTTTTTTAAAGAACTCTTTGATTTCTTCGATTTCTCTTGCGTTTTCTTTAACCTTTATCATGAACGGTGCGCCTGTAAGGTTGATTTCTGCATATTTTCCTGTTGCATCTTCCCTAAATTCCACACTTATTACACAACGTGGGTTTATCAACACTGTTATTTTTGAGAGTAGGTCATAGCATGTAATCATCTACTCACCATCCACAAACAATTCTTTTATTTCATCACCAAACAATTCAATAGCACGTTGGGCGTCTTGTTCGTTTTTGAAATATCCAAAAAGCGGGAACATTTCATAAAAATAAATATCGTTAATTCCTATTTCACCATCTGTACTTGAAATATAAAAATAATACTTTGCGTCATCTTTTTTCCAATCAGGCTTCCAACCCCCGTTACACTCATCACGAAACGCTCTGAATCGTGTCAGTAGATTTCTGCGTTTTACTTCTAGTTCTGCTGCTTGTTTGGTTGGGAAGGTGTTACCAAACTCTAATCTTTCTTCATCAACACAGTGATTATCCCAGCTAGTTTCGATAATGCTACCTCTATGATTTAGTGCGAAATACTCATCTCCAATCTCATACGGACATTTCATCTCCCACCCGTTTTCCAATCGGTCGATTTCTGATTTCATTTCTTTTAGCTTTGCTTCCATGTCTGCTGTTTGTTGTTTTAGTGTTTCTAGGTTTGTCATTTTGTGTCCTCCATGATATGTTTTAAAAAGCCTAAATCTCGTTCCATTTCTTTATCAATTCTTTCTTTGATTTTTTCTATCGCCATTCCGTTTACTACTTCAAAACCGTATTTATTAATCAAAGCCTTATCCACATATACATCGTAGTAATGCTTAAATGGTGAAAGAAATAATCGAGATTCCACAATATTGATTTGTTCAATACCTAATTGTTCTTTTAGTTGTGGAAAGACTGCTCTCCACAACGCATCGTCAAAAAGGATGATTTTGAAATTTAGCATAGTCTTAATGCTAAATTCTGTTTCTGTTTCAACCATATTACTCAACTCCCGTATTTAGATTGATTACGTGTGTTTGGTTATCTTTTATTTCTGCCCCAATAGATTTATAACTACCATCTCTACCAAATTGGCTTACCGAACTCGACACTGTCTCATCATCTTCGTT